ATCTGGTCTAGGCCCTGGACGGGCCGTTGACCACTCCCAGCGTTGAAGGGCTGATCACCCAGCCTTATGTCACGGTGGCAGAGTTCAAGGCTGCCCCTACCTGGCTGGATGTTGACGACCTGATTCCCGGTGGAGTCCAGGCCCAGCAGGACGCCGAGCTGTTCAATGTGCTGCTCAGGGCTAGCCAGTGGGCTAACAACTGGTGCGCTCAGCGTCTTAGTGCTCACACGGCTTACGAGCAGATGCGGGCCAGGGTTGACAGGTATGGCCAGATCATGCTGCATCCCTCGAATGTCCCTGTCAGGCAGGTTACCGGGGTTGCCTACGGGACTGACTTCCAGAACATGACGGCCCTTACGGACCTTACCCAGGTGTGGGTCGAGGATGCCCGTGGGATCGTCGTGTCGGCCATTCCTTTCCGGGGCACTTTCTCAACTCTTGAGTTCGGCATGGTGCCCGTCGCTGGCAATGAGGTTTTCGTTCAGCTCCAGTATGTCGCTGGATATGCCTCTACGGCCCTGAGCGCCACCGTGGCGGCCGGAAGCAGCTCCCTGACCGTCCAGGACGCAACCGGCTTCCAGGCGCCCTCTGTGCCTTCCTCAGGGCTTGCTGTGACCATTCCGGGGAGCATCGCCCGCATCTATGACCCAGGCAATGAGGAAGCTGTCACGGTCGCCTCGATCTCGGGCAGCACGCTAACCCTGGCAAGCGCTACCACTTACGCTCACACGGTTAGCTCCGGGCCTGCCGGGCAAGTCGGGGTCTCCGAGCTTCCCCCAGAGATCCACCAGGCAGTCATCAGCATGGCAGTGGCCCTGATGATGCGCGAAGACGTGACCGGCGAAGAACCGTTTTCCGGGACTCCCTATGGGCCAGCTACCCGCCGCTCTGACAGCGGCGGCAAGGCCGGGGGTTTGCTCGATACCGCTTACGAGCTGCTTGAGCCCTACAGGCGCGTCAAGTGAGCAAGGCCGAGGAGAAGCAGCTCCGCAAGGAGCTTAAGAAGGAAGCCCTTAGGCGAGTCCCGGCCGGTAAGGCTAAGCCCACGCAGGCCAAGCTGGACAAGATTCTGCGCAAGGCTCACAAGGGCAGTGACGGCAACAAGTAGGCAGATCGTCAGGACGGCCATAGCGCAGTTCTTCGGCGGGACAGCTTATGACCAGGAAGCCAGGGCTTACCGGGGCAACGGCCCGCTCTTGTCTTACGGGCTATCCAGTGTCAGGGCTTACCAGCCTAAGCGCGTCAGCGACATTGACTATGTGAAAGCCCAGGCCGCAGGCCGCGGCATGGGCGCTTACATGGTAGTCGAGCTGCCTGCTGACAACGAGATCAGGCGGGCTCTCCCGGCTGGCACAGGCAAGAAGCGGATCACTTACACGGTGGTCTTGCACATCTTCCACCTGGCGCACCAGGACCACGCCGAAGACGCTGAGGCAGACGTTGACGGCCTGCTAGAGGAAGTCAAGGCCCAGATCCGCTCTGACGTAACTCTCGGCGCCAGGACGACGGCCGGTATCTACCAGGCCGGTGAGAACCCTTCTGGTATTCGCACCAGGGTTTACCCGTCCAGTCTCGACAAAGAGATCACTGCAACTTACGCATCGGTGACCTTTGATGCAGAAGTCGAAATCATCTCGTAAGGGTGGCAACACCAACCCCCTTCCAATCTGCCTGCTTTGCGGCGCCATCAAGTTCCGCTGCCGGTGCAACTAAGGAAGCTAGTTGAAGTCTTACCGCTACACGGGCCAGATCGAGCAGGTTTACCCGGACATTGTTCTGCCCGGTGAAGGCGTGCTTACCGCTAAGCCCGGTGATGAGCGCCAGTTTGATCAGCCACCGGCTGATGGCCGGTGGCTGGAAATCAAGCCCCCTGCTGACCCTGTTAAGCCCGCCGTTCCGGCAAGCAAGGAATAACACATGCCTGCACCTATCGCTGCGACCATTTTCCCCCAGGATCAGCAGTGGGTCGGAATCGGCCGCGAGCTGACCGCAGGAACCGCTGTCCTGCCCGCCGCCACTGTCCCGGTCGAGAAGGGCGAGCCAGACGAGAAAGTCACCTGGCTTGATGACAAGAGCCTCCGGGGCTCGATGGCCGAGGAATACGGGCTGGTTCAGGGAGTCGAGGAATCCGAGTTCGACTTTAGCGGCCCGGTCTACATCAACACCCTGGGCTACATCCTGCATAACCTGATGGGCGACTACACGGCCACTGGGTCCACGCCTGCTAACTCGACCACTCTTAGCGCCCAGGCTAACGCCGGGGCTACAACTTGCACGGTGGCGGTCGGGACTGGCTATGCCATCGGCCAGGCCGTGCAGATCGGGATAGCTGGGGATGGCAACCCTGAGGTTGTCACCCTGACCAACGTTTCGGGCACCACGCTTACCTTTGCGAACACGCCGCTTAGGTTCACCCATGCTTCCGGTAAGACCGTGGCTACCGTGGTGGCCCCATTCACCCATGTCTTCTCCCTGCTCAACTCAGGGAACGGCCAGCCGGTCACTCACACCCTGACTCACCACCAGGGAATCTCCGGGTCTTTCGGGGCTAAGCAGTATCCCTACTGGTGCTGCTCTGAGGCCGCCTTTACGGTCAATGCCCAGCAGGCTTTCATGGGCGACTATAAGGGGCAGAGCTTCCTGGGCGTGGCTGCTACCGCCCAGCCGACGAACACCCCGGACGCATCGGCCTTGCAGCCTTCCTGGGAAGCCCTGGTTGGCATCGGCGGTCCCGCCAGCGGCGGGACGCTGATCTCCAATGTGGTCGAGCCTAAGCTGACGATCTCCAGGCAGCTTAAGACTTACTGGACTGCTGACGGCTTCCAGACGCCTTACGTCATTGCCCGTAACGGCCTGGCAATCGCGGGTGGCTTTACTCACGTTGCCACCGATGAGAACCCGATGCTGAACATGCTGAACAACGTTCAGCCCCAGGTGCAGATCCTCATTAGCAACGGCAAGACCGGCTCTAGCCTGCTGAGCTGCCAGTTCGACTGCCAGATAGCGGCCTATGACACGGTGAAGCTCCAGGCTAACGATGAGATCGAGTACGAGGTCACGTTTAAGGCCATCGCTAACACGACCAACGTTGGCCAGTCCGGGGGCTACTCGCCCGGCAAGATAACCCTCCAGAACGCAATTCCGACTTACTGAGGATTACGAGTGGCAGTCACGGCATACTTTCAGCCCAAATTCGAGCAGAACCACCTTGGGAAGAAGCTCGTCAACCTTTCCACGGACACACTGACGGCTGGGCTGATCAAGTCGGGGACCGCGCTGGCAGCGCGGGCCACGTCCGAGGGTTACGAGTTTGTCTCTGACTTGCTGGCCAACAACGGGACGGCGCTAGCTGAGGAGAACGGGACAGGTTACGCCCGGCTTAACCTGACCGGCGTTACCTACACGGTTTCCGGCCTGGTTGTCACGCTGACGGCGAGCAATCTGGTCTGGAACAACATGACCTTCTCGGACGCCTACGCCTGGATTCATGACGAGACCGCCAGCTCGGCCACCGATGCTACCAGGCCGCTCATCTGCATCTTCGACCTGGGCGGCACCGTCTCAGGCACGGCTACCACGCTGACCCTGGCTGTGAACGCTTCCGGCCTGGTCACCTGGACTGCGGCCCAGTAATGGCAACCACTGTCAGCATCCCCCTGACCGTCCTCAGCGTCGGCACGCACGACTTCGGGCCTGCCGCCGTAGCCGACACCGACACTCAAGCGGTCCTCACTGTTGACCGCACTGTCAGCAAGGGGAATGTCCAGGGTTTCAACAACCAGCCAAGCACGACCACGGCCGACATTCAGATTTACCAGTCCAATGACGGCGGGGCCACCTGGCAACTGCTGATTGACGGGCTGATGGTCGGCGGGACATTCAACAACGCGAAAACCGGCCAGGTGGCCACAACATCGTCAGTCACAATCGACTTTAACCCGGGCACGTCCCGCCAGGCCAAGGCGTCCATCGTGGTCTCTGGCGCCAGCGTGGCCGTCTCGGGCAGCCTGACCACGAGCTAGGGCGCCGGGCATGGCCTGGTCGGTCCTCCAGTCCAAGGGCGGCTCTGCTACCAACATTGCGACCCTCACAGTCACCTACCCTAACGCCCTGACATCGGGCACTAAAATGATCGCGCTCGCCGCGACGGATGGCAACAGCGCCAGCATTAGCAACATTCACGATTCGGCCAATACTAATTTCACTTCTATCATTACCGCCAATAACGGCGGAAGCATTACGTTCGGCCAGGGTGGACTTTTCGCCCTGGATAACCCTGGTGGGATCACCGGAGCCATCACCGCAAGCCTATCCGCTGGCTGCGACCCGTCCCTGGTGATTCAGGAAGTGCAGGGATTGGCCACCGGCAACACCGTCGCTGCGATGATTGACGGCACGGCGGCCTCACTTACTGGCAGTGCTTCCGGCAGCGTCGGCCCCCCGTCCTACACTGACACGGCGGCGAACGAATACCTCGTTTTCTGCTTCACCGACTTTGGTTCCGGGTCCACGGTCGGCAACCCCGGTTCACCGTACACAACCGACGCTAACAGCGAAAACGGCCCTGGTGTAGCGGCCTGCATTATCAGTTACAAGAACTCGGCCGGTACAACTGAAACGGGCCACTACACCGCCCCCGCATCTGACGACTGGGCAATGTTCATGGCCGCGTTCAAGATATCGGGGGGTGGCGGCGGCCCAATTATCCCGCAAGTCATCAAATCCTGGCAGCCCATCCACCGTGCCTCTTACTGGTAGGGAAATCTGAGTGATCGCCAAGTATTACATTCCCTGGAATGCGGTTGCCCTGACTGCTGCTACAGCTAAGACGATCCTGGAGCTGCCCACCCCTTCTGGGGTTGAAGTCGAGCTGTGCGAGCTGATGCTTGGCTTCGATGACACGTCAGCAGGCAACGTCAAGATTGAGTTTGGGACATTCACGACCACTGGAACCGGGACCGCCGCGACCCCGCAGAAGTACACCCAAACATCTAAGACATCCGGGGTAACCGCAGCTAAGGTTGCGGACACGGTTGAGCCTACTGGGTTTAGTCAGGGCACCCTGGGCGGCACAATGTATCCAGGTTTGCTGATTCCACTTCCGCTTTATGTGCCGTTCCAGTGGCCACTGGCGGAAGGCTTCACTGTCCCGGCAAGCATTAACTTCGGTATCCGGCTGACCGCATCCGTGGCAACAAATGTCATGGGCTGGGTGGCCTGGAAAGAATAAGCCGGTAAAGGGGTAGCCCGTGGCTAGGTTCGGGCGGGCTCAGCCGGTTCCGCGCCGCCCGGCAGCCACGCACGCGGCGGCTTCGAGTGGTCAGACTGTCAACCTGACCACGGCCCAGGTCACCATCAATGCCCTGGCGCCTGCCGGGAAGGTTCAGCTTTCCCTTCCGGTAGCCCAGGTCACCATTGCGGCGCCCGCTCCCAGCGTTAAGCTGCAAGACTCGCTTCCGGTTGCCCAGGTCAACATCAACGGCCTGGCTCCAGCCCCTAAGCTTTCCCTTAGTCTTCCGGTTGCCCAGGTCAACATCAACGGCCTGGCTCCAGCCCCTAAGCTTTCCCTTAGTCTTCCGGTTGCCCAGGTCAACATTAATGGCCTGGCTCCCAGCCCTAAGCTCTCCCTGAGCTTGCCGGTAGCACAGGTCAACATCAATGCGCCTGCGCCATCGCTCAAGCAGCAGGTCGGCCTGCCGGTCGCCCAGGTAAACATCAATGCCCCGGCGCCCACGGTTACCGCTGGTGGCCAGGTTGTCAGCCTGACCCGTGCTCAGGTCAATGTAGCTGCGCCAGCTCCATCCCCCAGGGTTAGCCTGACCCTCTCGCCAGCTCAGGTGACCGTGGCTGCCCCGGCTCCCACGGTGCAGCTCTCCAAGGGCCTGACGGTCGCCCTGGTAACCGAAGCTGCCCTTGCGCCAGCGCCCAAGCTGGCGCTGGCTCTCCCGGTAGCCCAGGAGACCGTGGCAGCTCTGCCGGTCTCCGAGAGGCTGTCTCTAAGCCTTCCGGTTGCCCAGGAGAGCATCAATGCCCTAGCCCTGGCCAAGCAGCTCACCCTGAGCCTCCCGGTCGCCAGGGTCACCATCAACGCCCTGGCTCCCAATGTCAGCACTGGGCCAGCCTCAGCAAGCCTGGCAGTCGCCAGGGTCACCATCAACGCCCTGGCTCCCACGGCCAGTGTTGGCAGCTCCGTCGTACTGCCAGAAGACCTTAATGCGACGCTCTCCGTCTATGGGCTCGATGCGTTGCTAAGCATAGCCGGGCTGAATGCCGGGCTGACCATCTACGTTCTCAACGCCGATGTGGACAGTTAATTGGCAGTTAACCAGCGGCTTATCTTCATCCAGAATAACGATGAGACCGTGACCATTACGGTCACGGACCCATCACAGCCGCTCCAGAATGGGCAGCCTGCCCCATTCAATCTGACCGGGACGACTGTGAAGTTCATCCGTAAGGCTTCGCAGGCCACCCCGGACACGGACTCCTCTTTTAAGTCTTACACGGCAACCCTGACCAATCCCACGGCTGGCATAGCCACCGCGAGCATACCGGCCGCGGACAATGCTACAGCCGGGGTTACCTGGTGGAGGGTTGACGTGATCGGCACTAAAACCTTGTCGCCCAACTATGGGCCACTTGAGGTAACAGCAGTCTAACCAGCGCATTAAGGGGATCAAATATGCGTGCAGAGCTGCCTGACAACAACTGGGCAGAGCTTAGGGAGCCCGGCGAGCTGCGCCGGGCTGACGAGAAGGCAGTCCTCAGGGTTAGCACCCTGACGATCAACCCGGAGACCAAGAAGGCCGAAGTCAACGGGGCTAACGATCAGGACATGGAAGACGCCATGCTCGCCAGGGTGGTCACCAACTGGTCTTTCCCGTTCCCGCTGCCCAAGGACGACCCGGAAAGCCTGGACAAGCTCACGCTGGATCAGGCTCACGCCCTCGCCGAGGCTGTCAAGCCTCACCTGGCCCTGGTTACCAGCCGGGAAGACCCTTCTAAGAAGGGGACGGACCCTACCGAAGGCTAAGCCTCCTTAAGCGATGGCTTAGCGGAGGAAAGCTCACCAGGCAACAGCTTGACGAGATTCCCTGGGAGGAACTTCGGTATGCGGCTTACGCAAAGCGTTTCGGCTGGGCGCCCCCAGTTGTGGACGAGCTTCCTTTGGCTGTCGAGCCCTGGCTTCTGCCGATTGCTGACGCAATTGAGGCTGAGGAAGTGCGCCGCCAGAACGAGGCCGTAGAGCGAGAGCAGAGGAAGGCTAAGGGTGGCAAACATCGGCATCGTGGTTGACACCGCAGCCTGGGAAGCCGGGCTCGACTTGCTCATCCAGCGCTGCCGTGAGGCAGCGTTCAATGCCTCGATGGAATGCGCCCAGGAGATCCAGAAGCGAACTAGAGCCCTTCTGCTCAGCAGGGGCCACTTCCTGCATACTAAGACACCATCAGCGCCAGGTACGCCACCAGCTTTTATCAGTGGCAACCTGGCGCTTTCTGTCGTTGTAAGGGACGACGGGGACACGGCGGAAGTCGGGCCTACCACGGACTACGGGCGCATTCAGGAGCTTGGCGGCACCATGCATGGTCACCCACTCATGCGCTGGCAGGAGCCGCCTGGCGTCTGGCACAGCTCATTCGAGCACGGCCTTCCTTCCCGGCCTTACCTGGAACCAGCTACTAACGCCTTCATCGCCTCAGGAATGCTGACCAAGACTTACTACGACTGGTGGCTTAGGGCCATCATGGAAGCTACGGGTTAAGTGGCTGGCGAATACCTGCCTCCCGTAGTCACCCGGCTTACCGGCGATATCTCGGATCTCATTAGCGAGATCGAGAAGGCTAAGGCTGCCATGAAGTCCCTGGCAGACCTGGGCGAGACCATCAAGATTAACTTTGAGGTCAATACGGCCAGCCTCGCCAGGGCCAGGACTTACGCCAGGCAGCTCCAGGCGGCCATGCCACCCGAGAACATCCCCATCAACTTCGATGTCAACCAGGCTAGCCTGGCCCGCTCTGTCGCCGCCGCCGACGCCATGGCGGCGGCTACCACCAGGACAACCAACGCGGGCAGAAGGTGGACGGGCTGGCTGGCTACGGCCCATAACATCCTGACAGTCTTCGGCGCCAACATCGTTGCTGACACTGTTGGCATTGTCGCCTTTGGCATCGGTGCTACCACGGCCTTTGCGCCCGTGGTGGAGGCAGTTGGGAACCTGGGGAAGACCTACGCCTACCTTAACCCGCTCCAGAAGGTAGCGACAGTCCAGATAACCAACTTCATTCACGCCTTCCAGAACGCCAACCAGACTGGCATCTTCGCTGTCTTCACCCAGCTTCTTGACATGGTGCAAGGCCATATCAACAGGACTGGCGGCATCATGCAGCAAGCCACGATTGCCTTTGAGAACTTTGCGGCCATGCTCAAGCAAACCTTCTCGTCTGGGCCATGGCAGCAAATGTTTTCCCGGTCAACAGGGGTCATCCAGCAAGACCTGACAGCCCTTTTCAGGCTTTTCAATGCCCTGCTCAACGTGCTTCCCGCCCTGTTCCACGACTTCAACGGCCTTGGCTTGTGGGTGCTTAACGGGGCTACCGCCATCCTGCACCTGATAGCCGTCATCGGCAATGCCAACCCTGGCCTGATGCGGTTCGCTGCGATGACTTTCCTGGTCTACCGGGCTCTTAAGATGCTCGGCCAGCTCCAGCAAGGCTCGCTGCTGGCTAGGGGCATCCAGGGCATTGCCACTGCGCTTACCGATCTCGGCCCAGGCATGAAACTGTTTTCCCAGGATACGGTTAAGGCTTACCAGGGAGCCCGGCTGGCTGGGCTTGGCATGGGGGACGCGGCTATGGCCGCGACCGGCCTTAGTGGGGCCATGCTAGGGGCAGTAGGCGGCATTCTGGCCGCTGCCGGTGCCGGTATCGCCCTGGGAATTGCGCTGGGCAAGACCACTGATCCCACCCAGCAAATGATTGACCGGCTTGCCCAGATGGATCACGCCACCGGGGATAATGTCACCGGATACGCCCTGCTTTCTCACCAGCTCTTGCAATATAAGAGCGATCTAGGCCAGGCGGCCAGTAAGACCGCCTTGGTTGGGCAGGCCCTAGGTCACTACCAGCAGGTCCAGGGCGACGTTAGCGCTGCCCAGCAGCGCGCAGGGCAAACAGCCGTTACGCTCTTGAATAACCTTGGTTATCTCGAACGCACGTACCACCTTACCCAGCAGCAGGCTTTCCAGCTCGCCAAGGCAACCGGGGTCAACCTTAAGCAGGGCTTTGCCACAGGCGGTGGCGCCGCCCAGACAACCCGGAACAAGATCGCAGCTTACGAGCAGACCGTCAAGGCTGCCCAGAATCCCACAAGCACCCTGGGCTACGACCTGGGCCTGGCGGCCAACAAGGCTCTCGCCCTAGACGACCGGGTAACCGCCCTTACTAACGCCTTTAACGCCCTGCTGACCCCATTCGCCAATGTCATCCAGGACACCGTTACCTGGAAGACCGGAAACAACCAGCTTGAGGCTGCCGTTGACAAGGCCCATGGCAAGGTCAACGCCCTTGGCAATGGCGTTCAGAGGCTAGCTGCTTCCGCCCTGGCCCAGGCGATTACCAACACGACCAACCTGTCCGGTGCGATCCTCCAGCAGACGGGCTCAATGCAGAAGGCGATTGGCCCGGTTCAGCGGGAGATCGGGGTCTTGGAAGCCCTGCATTCCAAGAGCCGGGTTGTTACCCAGGCCATCCGGATACTTGAGCGGTACATCAATAGCCTGCATTCCAAGACCATCACGATCACGACTAACTATGTCGCCTACCATTCCGGAGTGGGCGGTGGCCCACCGGCCATCCCTCACAGCGGCTACGCCGCTGGCACATCTTC